TTATATCGGCAACAAAGGTGCATGGCCCCTGCACGTAAAAGAACGCGCTGGCTTGGAGTTCTGCCACGGTGGACCGGGATATTGGCTCAGTCCAAAAGCGACCGATTTGATTCTCACTGCCGACACTGGCAAAGAAAATCTCGAAGATCAATGGGTTGCCACTGTGATGAAACAGCACAGCATCACCATCACCGATGACAAGCGTTATTCAATGGGAACAACTTACGGTTTCAAAGAAGCCGTTCCACTGCCAACCAACGATGTTATCTCGTGTCATTTGTCGTTCAAGACTCAACACTACACAAAGGAAATGATGGTTGCTGCATTTAATAAGAGACATGGAGCTTGATGTCTAACGCACCATCGCGCCTTTGCTTAGACGGCTGCACACGCAAAGCGATCAACGACAGCAAGTACTGTGCAGAGCATCAAACGACGAACAAAGCGACGCATCACAAGTTGTTGTATGACAGGTACAGAGCGAACGACGAATGCCGCAAACTTTATAAGAAGCGCCGTTGGCAGCAGACGCGGTTAATCATATTTAAGCGAGAGCCACTGTGTGTTGTGTGTGGACACAGAGCAAGCACTGTTGCTGACCATCATCCGCTCGAAGCACGTGAGATCGTACAACGTTACGGTGTGAATGAGTTCTACAACCCGCAGCGCTCACGTGGAGTTTGCAAACAATGCCACGATAGTAAGACAGCAACAACGAGAGGCTTCGCTAAGAGTAAGAGCAATGAAGCAAACGTCGCGAGCAAAGAATGATTTTTTAACCGGGGCGGGGCGGTGGTCGTGAGTCGCATAGGAAATAGACCCGTGGGGGGCTCGATTCTAAGTCCTTTATTTGCATTCCCCGACGCCAGCCGTTTTATGTCGTGTACACGCTATTTTAGTTTTGGAATTTTCAGCCGTTAATTGATATGCCACGTAACAAAGTACCAACCGCAGTTCTGGACGCGAAGGGAGCATTCATTGCCAACCCCCAGCGTGAGCGTAAGGCTGAGCCCAAAACTACCGATGCCGGCCCGATTGGTTCAGCACCAACGCGACTGACCCAAGATCAAAAGAAAGTTTGGAAAGAGATCGCCAAGCGTATGCTTCCCGGCGTGGTGTTCGCTTCAGACCGTGATGCGTTCGAGTTGATGGTTCGACTCACAGTGCGTATGCGTGCTGAAGATCATACAAAAGAAGAAACGATCATGGCGGCAGCAGAGAAGACACTACTAGTGTCGCTGTGGTCACGCTTTGCTATGACGCCAGCAGATCGCAGCAGAGTCCAAGCCGAAAAGAAGCCTGAAGATAAGCTGACTACCTTCCTGTCTCGCAACCCTTCTCGCATCGTCCAGTAGTACCCCATCCCTTGAATTTGGAATTTTCAGACATTAGTTAGGAAGCTCCCGTGTTGCTCCGTTGAGTCAACTAAAGAGCCTTGTGCCAATCACGTTTCCGTTGAAACGCCTTGGGGCAACATCGCAACACAGGACTAACTAAAAGTTATGAAAGAACTACTTAACAAGCGCAAGGTTGAAATCATCAACCAACAGGAATTGATGCTCAAGAAAGCAACTGAATCCAAGGTCAAGATGTCTACGACCGAAGATACTCAGTACAACGATCTCCAGAATGAACTGACCGACATCAACACCAATCTGGTGCGTTTTGAAAATATCAGCAAGGGCCGCTCCGAAGTAAACACTCCTCGCGAGAACATTGCAATTGCTAACAGCAACACCAACTCAAAGTTTTTTGCAATGGGCGGATACCGCGAATCGACCACGCTCGAAGTAAATGACGACTACGTCAAGAAGTTTTATGCGTCCTTGAAGGACAAGAACCAGCATGACCGCTTCATGTTCCAGAACGCTTCACTGGGCGAGACTGGATCATCCGCTGCTGGTGGCGCACTCGTGCCAATCCGCACTGACCCCACTATCCCGTCGTTGCAGCTTGAGGAAACAACTGCTCGTTCTCTCTCGAACGTAATCACCACGGATATGGACATCAACCTCCCTTACCAGGCGAGCAAGTCCGCTGTTGCACTGAAAGCGGAATCCAGCTCTGCTGGCGTGAACGCATTTGCTGAGACCGATCCGACCTTCGCAACCACGAAGCTCTCGGCATTCACGGTCGGTGGCAAGATCACCGCATCTTGGGAACTGCTCGAAGACGTTAAGGCGGCTTCACAGTTCATCCCGGCTGACTTGCAGCGTGCAATTCGTGCCAAAGAAGAGTTCTACTTTATCAGTGGCTCCGGCTCCGGCCAGCCTCAGGGCTATCTGGGCAACGGCACAACCGCTGCTGGTGCTGATGTTACCTCTGGCGCGGCAACTCTCGGCATTAACCCACTGCTCGACACTGTCAGCACGCTGAACAAGGCGTACTACAACAGCGCAAAGTGGCTGGTCAATCGCCAGGAATTCAACCGTCTGCTCAAAAAGCAGCTCGCGGCTAACCAGTACCAGACGTTTGTCACGTTCGATCCGAACGGCGATGCACGTCTCTTCGGTTATCCTGTTGCGTTCTCTGCTGAGATGCCTGTATTCGTGGCGTCCCCAGCAGTTTCCGGTGGCTGGATGTTTGGCGACTTCAAATCGTTCGCAGTCCTAGGCGACCGTGGCGACAGCAATATCCGCGTGAAGGTGCTCGACCAGGTTGCGGCTCTGAACGGTCAGACTGTTATCCTCGGATACCGTCGTACCGACCAGCGTATTTTGCTTGCTGAAGCAGTAGTTCAGCTCAACACAACCGCTTAATCGTCTTCTCAAGACCTAACCAAGCCTCAGAGCAAAAACTCTGAGGCTTTTTGTTTGCTGATGAAAGGTCTGCGGACTTCGGTACTCGTTAGTGTGAGTACCTTAGCAGAACGCTACATAGACGACGTACTGACCGGACGCATCCTCGCCGGACAGTGGATTATCAAAGCCTTGCAGCGGCATCGCCGCGATCTGGAGACTGCTTTATCCCGTGGTTTTTATTTCGACCCCGAAGCGGCTCAGTACGTCATTGATTTTTGCCAAACCTACTGCATCCCTTCTGCGCAACACACCCCGATGGTTCTTGCTTCATGGCAACAAGCAGTGCTCTACATCACTTACGGTTGGAAACGAGCAGATGGTTTTCGTCGTTTTCGTCGCGTTTATCTGGAGATTGCCAAGAAAAATGGGAAAACAGGACTCAGTGCAGCACTGCTTCTTTATCACTTAATCGCTGACGGTGAAATGTCAGCCCGTTGTTTCATCGCCGCGACAGCAATGAAGCAATCGCGTGAATGCTTCAACGAAGCATGCGCCATGGTAGCGAAGAGTCCAGAACTCCGGGCTCTCATTTCGCAGTCCGGCAAGAACCCAATCCTTGCGTTGTTCGTGCCTGACACACTGTCGCGATTGACGCCAATGGCACGTGGTTCCGATTCGTCAGATGGTGCGGTCGTTTCTTTCGCCGTGCTGGACGAGTTGCACCGTTGGAAGCCAACAGAAAACCTCTGGAGTGTTCTTCGCTATGGCGGTGACACCAGAAAACAGCCTTTACTCATCTGCATTACGACTGCTGGTGCGTCCGCTGGTAAATCGTCTCTCTGCTGGGCAGAGCACGAGTACGGATGTCGTGTGTTGGATCAACAGGACGAGAACGACGAACTCTGCGTTTTCATTTTCTCTCTTGACCCCAAGGACGATTACAAGGATGAAAGAAATTGGGTAAAAGCCAATCCCAGCCTTGGCACGTTGCTAGACATTGAAACTCTTCGCGCTCAATTTAAAGAGACCGAAGGCAAACCGTTCGCTCGTGGTGAATACAAGCGCTATCGCCTCAACATCTGGACGGACGAAGCAGCGGAACCAGCCATCAGCATTGAGGATTGGGATGAGTGCTGCCGTGAGCCACTCGATAAATACCCGGACGCAGTGCGTATGCGTAAGGAATCGGAAGCGGAACTCGCTGGACGACCTTGCTTCGCCGGACTTGACTTGGCTCCCCGCCATGACACCAGCGCACTCGTGCTGCTGTTTCCACCAATAACCAAGGGTGAGAAATGGAAAATTCTCGAATATTTCTGGTGCCCTAAAGAAGATGTCGCAGAACGTGTGAAGCGTGACCGCGTTCGTTATGACCTATGGGCTGAGAACGATCACATCGTACTCACGCCGGGGCGATCCACTGACGTTGAGTTCATCGCTGACAAAATTCTTGAGATCGAAAAGAAGTTCGATTTACGTGCTGGGTTTTTTGATCGTGCGTATTCCGGCGAGCTTGTTCGCAAGCTCGTGGAGAAGGGTTTCAAAGTCGATAAGTTTTCGGAGTACCAGAACAGCCCATTGCAGATGAACGCGCCTTGCATTGAGTTCGGGCGCATGGTGGATCGCGGTCACTTTTCTCACTGCAACAACCCGGTGATGCGCTGGCAGATGTTGAACCTTAAATGGAAGTCTACAGGCTCTAAAGAAGCACCGTTCATCATGCCGCGACGCGGCGTCAAGCGCGAAAAAATTGACGGCTGCTCATCGCTAATCATGGCACTCGCTTGTGCGACGTCGCCTGACAACATCATCAAGCCGACGAAAAAGCTTTGGGTGGTAACAGGCTGATGAGTACACGCGGAACTAAGCGCACCGTCAGCTACGAGGAAGTTATCGAGTATAGGCGTCATCATCCAAAGGTTTTTCAATTGGTGATCGCAAAACATTTTGGGCTGACACAAGGTGCTGTCAGCAAAATCCTTCGAGCTGCTGGGATTCACAGTGAGCATCGAGGGGGAAATCGACCCAAGCGTAAACCCAGCATGAACGAGCTACAACACGCGTGGGAAGTCACCTTGCACGATGAGGGTTTGGGAATGGATCGCGGTCTAAAGCTCAACGACCAACGAATCCACTACGGCTTCGACCCTTGGAGGCAGCAGCGGGATCAAGAGAGCGCCACATCGAGCAATTTGGAATTTTCA